GTGCTCGATACTTTCACCACGCTACCAGGGACCGACACAGCGCCCACTGGCAACGGTGTATCGGTGTGCGAGGTCAAATAAATCAGATCAGTGCCCGCATCGTCGAATGCGATCTCTACGACGATCATCGGCTCTTTCGACGCCGAGTACTGGTACGGCGCGAACGCCGCAGGAATTGCCCGCATTACAGTTTTCTCACTTTGAACGAAAACTGAATCAGGCGCGGGCCGAAGCGGCTTTCTTTATGCGAGTCGGATTCAATTTCATACGGCGCCGGTGAAACGGGGACGGCAACGGTGCCATCAAAATCGAGATTGAACGCAGTGCCATCGGCAACCGAATCGATAAATTCGCGCATGTATCCCAGGCGGACATCGGCCAGATCGATTGGCTCCGTTTGCAGGTCATAATATTTTTCGACGTTTTGCAGCCAATTTTCGGATTGGCCGCCGATCGATTTATGCCGCGTGCGAATTTGCTTTGTGCTTCGATCAATCACTTGCATGCCGATATCAAACGAATACGAATTGCCGGCCACGTGCCCAGCGGCCAACTCGCGCTTGGCGATGTAATTGATGGAGGTCATGCAGCTCTTAACTCGGCAGCTTGGCGGGAGTTGGTATCGATCAACACGAAATCGGCATCGCTGATTAGCGACTTGATGTCTTTCATCAGCCGCTCGGCATCGTTGCTATGAATATCGCCGTAAAAATTGATCGTCGGCGCTGTTGGATTTTGTTGTGCAGTCGGCAGTGACGTTGCACCCGATGAGGATGCGGTGGGAATTCCATTCACGACGGAGCCGCTACCGGCCGCACTCGGTGTAGTACCGCCACCACCACCGGTAAAACTGGTCGATTGAATCGCAGAAACCTGTGCCATACCGAAGGCAACGGCAGCGGCCGCTGCAGCAACGCCGAGAACGGGGCCGACGTATGGAATCGACGCCATGGCCTTGTAGGAGCCAACAGCCATTTCGTACGTACTGACCACAGCAGACGCGATGGACGCGGCTTTATTCACTTCAAACGCGGCGCGGTTGTGCTGTGCGATGCCAGCACTGAGTGTGGTCAACTCTCCCAGCACGGTTTTTGTTTTTAACTTCGCCGACATTTCCGAAAATTGACGGCGCTTTAACTCCCACTGCGCTTCGCTATTTCCGAGCGCGGCTTGATGCCGCAAATCTTCGGTTTCGAGCTGGGCGTTCAATGCCTGCTGGCGCTTCAAATCGCCTTCCGGATCGGCGCCGATCTGTTCTAAGGAGCCTTTGGTTTGATCTTTGAATTTATCGGTTTTGAAAAAATCGTTTGACGATTTTTCAGCGAGCCTATCGATCGCCTGCTCGGTTGCGCCCTCTGCACGCATGATCGACTGCATGATCTGTTCGATCTCGCGCTGCACATCCTGCGCGGCCTTGATCGACTGATCGATCAGCGTTTTATCGGCATCGGCAATCGCTTGCGCATATTCGATAACGCCCGACATATCGGGCGCTTCGAGTTTTAATTTGGGTGCTTCGCGCGGCGGGTTCAGTAGCTTGTCTTGCCACCACGTAGCGAGTTCCAATTGATGCTGCAACTGTTCGACTTTTGCGCGCAGCTCCTCGGCGGGCCCGATTGCGTGATAGCCATAGCCCTGTAACGCTAGTTTCGATATTTCGATCTCTTTAGTGAGATCCTTGATCTGCGCTTTCGCTAATTCGATATCGGTGTAGTTGTCGCGCGAAAAGGCTTCTTTCGCAACACCGCCGAGACCTATGAATAACGCATGCAGCACGCCGCCTTCTTTCGCGGCATCGACCATCGCACCCGAAATACGATTGAGCGCCGGCAACATCTCAGCAAGCAACGCATTCGCCGCGCCGCTCGACGCCGCTTTGACGCGCGTTAAATTGTCGTTGAATTCTTCGGCGGCTTTCGCTGTATCGCCTTTAATCACAACGCCGAGCTTTTCGGCTTCGGCGCGCAGCTGCTCGATACCGTCGCGGCCTTGATTCAAAAACGGAATCAGATTCGCGCCGGTTTTACCGAATATCTCCTGTGCGAGCGCTGCTTTTTGCGCTCCGTCCTCCATGGCGGCAAAGCGTTCCGCGACATCGAGCAATACCGAATCGACACTGCGTAATTTGCCATTGGCATCTTGTGTGGTAATGCCCAACTGCGCGAACGCAGCGGACTGAGCACCAGAACCAGCGGCAGCGGCCGCCATATTTTTCGAGAGCCTTACCAGCGATGTTTGCAGCGCCTCGCTATCGACGTCAGCGAGTTTCGCGGCATATTGAAAGCCGGTAAGCGCCTCAGTACTGAGGCCGATTTTTTGCGCGGTTTTGTTTGCCTGCTCGGCAACCTCCACAGAGCTTTTGACCCATTCAACAGCGGCATCGACGGTGAAAGCGATGCCGAGTAGTTGCAGCGCTTCGCGAGCGACATCGGCGCCGCGCTTGATGCCTTCGCTCGCTTCGTTAACGGCCTTTTTTGCTTCGGCCATATCCGTGCGCAGCGAGGCCACATCGGCGGACATTTTGAAAATCAATTCGCCGAGGTTGAAACCCATTTACGTCACCGTTTATTCAGCAATGCCAATGCCGCGCGCTCCATGACACGGACGCGAGTAAACACATCGGATTTGTTTTTGATTTTTTGCAGACGCATCACCGTTTCGAGCGCGGGATAATCGAGACCGAGCCGATAACCCGACGGCAAAAACCGCCATTGCGTTTCGCAGGCAACGAAGATCAGCAACGCGGGCCAGTTTTCCGGCTCTATTTCAAAGACGCCGGAGGTGCGCTCACCGAGTGCTTCGTCAATTTGGGATTGGGCCAGGCCGAAGCGTTTGAGATCGGCTTCGGCTTCTTTGTCGCTGACGCCGCCGCTTGCCCAAAACTCGGCGGCCTCTGTTAGTTTTTTTCCGCAATGCCGGCAATGCTGTCGAAGTACGCTTTAATAATTGCGGTGCGCACGCCGGGCACCAGCAACAGCGTGGCGACGTTATCGCCGTTGAAAGGCAGCGCATCGCCGCTCTCATCGGAAATGTCGCTCCACCCAATCAAAATTTCGCGCACGAAGGCGTCATCAGAAATATCCGCTTTGCGATTCGAGCCAAATACCTGATCGAGTCGATCTTGCGGCAGGCGCTTAAATTCAGCCGTGAACTTGTGATCTTCGTAGCGACCGTCAACCGCTATACGAAATTTGACCGGCCACGAATAGCTGTCGCGTTTTTTTAATACGAACATGGTTGACCTACTTGATGGTGATAGTGAGTTCGTCGTTGCCGGCGTTTGGCACGAGCGCGAGTGAGGCGGACAACATCGCAATGCCGTCCTTATCCGCATATTTCGGAGAGTTGATTTGCGCTTTCGGCGCATCGATTTGCACGATGTTGCCGGCGGTAATGCCATGCACCAATTGCAGCGCACCGGTAGTGGCGTTTCTGACTGCCGTCCACCAATCCTTTTGCGCAATCGTGGTCGCTTCCATCGAGACCGAGCCCGATGGTTTGCGATCGGTCAGCTGCACGGATTCACTACCGCCTGGCAGAGAGCGATAGGCGATGGCATTAGCCATATCGATCGATAGCTTTTCCATCACACCGGCGTAACCGTTCAACGTGAACGTCGGCGTATTGGTGCGGTTGACGACCAGCGGTGTCTTGAAACCCGTGAATGTGCTGGCGGGCAAGGCGGCATCAATGATGGGCTGAAAAATACCGGTCATGTCGAACTTCAATACCGGAATCGCACCCTCGCTGAAATCGAGTGAGACAGTACCGCGGCAACCATTACCCTCATGCAGCACACCATCGATATGCGCGTACATGGTGATTGATTCGAGCGATGCGGATACCGGCGCATACACCACGCTGACGCCGGCATTGATCGTTTCTGAGAACGCGCAAGCGCGAAGCAGCGGGCCGAACGCAGGCACCGTACCTGCGGCACCAGCGCCTGCCAGTTCGACGCCAAAGGTCGCCTTCATACTGACCGCGCCCGGCAGACTTTCACTGTTGCCGAAATACGGTCGAATCAGTTGCCGATCAACGTTTTTGCCTTCCATCGGCGTGATGTCGAGATCGCGCACAAGGATCGCATTCGCCGCGCCGGTCGGCGTTGGATCGGTGCCGTAGACAGTCTCAATTTTTGCTAACAGCGCCCGCTTGCGGGTGAGTAATGACATATCGTTGTGCTCCGCGTAACGGGGGCATTGCTGCCCCGGATGTGCCGCCTCACGGCGAGAGAAATAAAAAACCCGCGCTAGGCGGGTTCGGGGTTTTCAGTTGGCTGCTCTGGTGGCGGCGGGCTAGGCGCTTCGGTTTGCGTACGCTCCACCAATGTG